CCTCAATATGACTGATCTGTATTCCACTCCTACACAGAGGCTTGGCGTCAATAGTTTAGGTATCGTGTTTGCTAATACGGTCAATGCGGGCGTCACCATTACCACTGCGTCACTTGCCTCTGCCGCTGCCGCTGGCACAGCCGGACAAACGCTGTTGGTCAATGCTCAAGTAGGTCAAGCCGCTACTGGCTCATCTAATGCGGGTGGAAATGGTGGTGGTGCTTCATATACCGCGGCTGCTGGTGGAACTTCTGCCTTGGCGGCTGGTGGTAATGGAGGCTCACTCACCTTATCCAGCGGTGCTGGCGGAGCTGCCACGGGCGGTTCTGGCAACGGTGGTAATGCGGGCGATGTTCTTATCAATGCGCATGCGGGTGGCACTTCGGCTCAAGGTGCTGCCGGAACTAATGGCTCCATTCGATCTCAATTAGGGGGCATCGATTATATCGTTTTGGATGGAACCAATGGCTCTGGTGCTGGTTGGCAGCCTCTAACCACTCTCACCATTGCGGCTTCTGGTACAACCACTCTAACCGCAACACAAGCAAGGTTCCCACTCATCCGTTGTGGAACAAGAACACTAACCAACAACGCCACCTTGGCATTTCCTAATGCCATTGGCTTCTGGGCAGTTGATACCTCTGGCATCACGCTGTCGGGACACACATTCAACTTATCTTCTGGTTCTGGTACTTCCGCCAATATCACTCCAAGCGTAAACCCAACTCTCGTTTGGACGCTCGGCTCCAATACCATACTCATACGCTGAGGAATCGTGAATATCGCACAATATCTGACACCATCCAATATCTTGACAGCACTAGGAGCTATGTACACAGTAAGCAGCTTATTGGCTACCTTACTGCCTGATGGCAAGGTCAAGAAGTTCTTTGCCACAGTGGCGCTTGACCTAACTGCATTCAGAAAGGGAACATAATGCCTATCATCAACGGTATTACTACATTAAGACTTGACTTGCTGGGGCCAGTAGGTACTGGCACGGCACCACCTCCGCCTCCCTTTGCTCCCACTGATATAGCTGGCATTCAATTCTGGGTGCGAGGTGATAAGGGTATTACCACCATAGGTGGTTATGTCTCGCAATGGAACGATCAGTCTGGTGTCGGTGATGCTAATAGAAATATGGTGGCAGCCTTTCCCGGAGAACAACCATCATATGTTGTCAGTGATGCGGGATACAACAATCAATCCACTGTATCTTTCATTGCGGCTAACAATGTTTATATGAGAACAGCGGGAGTTTTATCAGCCGACATTACCGATCCATCTACTTGGTTCATTGCGGCCAATGATGATGGTAGTGCCAGCCGTCAATTCTATTTCACCACTTCGCCCTCGGGTATTCCCAATTTAGAGGTGTTGTCGAAAGAACTTTTATGGTCTAATTTAGACGGACCTAATAGCACCGGATTACCTACTGTATATGCGGGTCTTTCTAATAATACTACTTCCAAATTATATCAGAATGCTCTAACACCAGTATCTTCTGGCTCTCAAGGGGGACCGGGTGATGTTTCATCTTTCTTTTTTGGTAGCAATGTAGGCTCCGGTTTATTTCTAAACGGCAAGATCGCTGAAATGATTATCTATTCTGGCATTTTGTCGCCCACTGACTTTGCCAAAGTAATGAACTATTTGGGCACTCGCTATAACATCACGATTGGATCCTAAATGACCGACTATATGCCTTTTATGCTGTTGGGAATTAGCTCTGCTATTGGCTTGGTAGCTTGGGCGGTCAATCGCGTCTTGAGCGATGTGGCGCAAATCAAAGCGACCTTGAATGCCCATATCATCGAAGAGACAAGAGACATAACCGAACTGAATAACCAACGACTAAAGTCGTTGGGTTCTGAGGTTTCAAAAGTCTTGCTTCAGACATTGAATTGCCTCATAGGCGCTTCAGTAGCACCATTTCCAAACAACTCTGTCTGTTTGGAAGTGATCAAGGCAGATGACTTTGCGATATTAAATGCCGCATTAACATCTGCATGATCGCTGTGTTTGCAATGACAACAGCTAAACCTCTTACCATTTCGTTTTCCAAGTTCGCCACATCTACTACAGTTTTGACTGGTGTATGCTGGACGAATATGCAATACTGGAATACCTGCAAGTAGAGCTTTGTAAGCGATCATTGCGCCTAATTGATAATAGCTCCAAGAGTTCAGAATATAACGGAATGATTTACTATTCTTTTTACTATTGCGAATACCTGTTAGTTGCTCTAACTTAATACCACAATTATTATCTTTAGCAAACTGAACAATCTGCTTGCTAATCTTATGATTAATATATTTAACCTTTCTTGTTTCTTTACCTTTTGTTTGTTTCAGTTTCTTGAATAATTTTTTACGCTGCAAACCACTACGCAATGCCTTATATTTTTTATGGATATGAGGTGCTTGCTTGCCTAACTTTATAACTTTGCCATTAGGCGCAGAGGCTGCCGCACAATGAGATGTGGCATTCAGATCAACTCCAATAAACTTTTCCAATTGTTGCATAGGCTGATCTTGTTGCTCGAATGCGATATAAGCATAAGTAGCATCTAATTCAATCTGCTTGACCTTTATGATCTGATATTTACTCTCATTGTTTAGCGTTAATTTTAGAGGAACTACTCTGATTTTAGATCTTTCTACCTTGATCGACTGTGCCGGTGCTACTAACTTGATCTTATTTGGATTGATGCGCTTGCACTTCTTGTTCTTGCCATACTTGCGGAGTATTTGATTGCTAATTGCTGAAGGCAGACCAATATCAGAGACATTAGCTGTTGATAGTTTCATGCGATTTTTGATCGCATAGTTAGCTACCAACACCGCCTTCCGCAAATGTTCTGTTAGATCGGCATTATGTTTGATTTTGATAACTAATATACTCATCGTGCCTTCTGTTCCAAGATATATTTTTCAACTGTGGCAGCAGAGATATGTCCCACGCTTTCGCAATAATAACTTCTTGTCCAAAGAGTTGGCAATCGAGTTTTCAATGATGGAAACTCTTCTCTCAATATATGAGAAGATTTGCCTTTAAGCTGTTGAACCACATAATGTGGAGAATGCACTGGAGAGCATTTAATGAAGATATGCACATGGTCTGGCATAATTTCCATTGTTTCTATAACACAATCAATTGAAGAGCTAATCTCAATAAGAAGTTCTTTTAGCCTAACTTCAATCTGATCTACTAAGACTTTACGACGATACTTTGGACACCAAATGATATGGTATCCAATGTTGTAGATTGCCTTATTGCTATGTGTCCATCGTGCGCTCATACATTACCTTCTGACATGTATATATCAGAAGTTGTATAGATTTAATTAAAAATAATATCTATCTGACAAATAACTGCTAACGCATTCATCCAACCACTGAAGTGGTTGGCTTTCTGCTTTGGGAGATCGTAAATAGCATCCACCGAATTATCAGGGAGCGTTTTCAGCACCACCAGATTATCGCCGATGGACAGTTTATTGAGCGGCTTCTTTTTAGGCATTAGTTTTCCTGTTATGACATTTCTTACCAAAAGGCTTTCAGTTTTAGCAAGCGTGCAAACTCTTCTTTCGTATAGGTGATGCCATTGACTTGAATGAGAATAATTGTATCACAGCATTTATCACACAGATTACAGGCAGAAGCTTTATCTGTGTTTAACGTGGTATCGAAATCTAAATTACAGTCTAAACATATCATCAAACACCGCCCATCATTTACCAAAACGCTTTCAAGTTGAGTATTCGTTGGAATTGTTGCTCTGTATATTCTTTATCTTTGTATTTATAGGTGGTCGGTGTGGTCGTGTAATCAATTACCAAATGATCACAAGCTGGCAGATCATCTGATTGATAGGTATTGCAGACTGGACACATCATCAAACACCGCCCATTATTTGGCTTGATCATTGGATCGCCGGAGCCTTTGGTTTGCGACCCCTTTTCTTGGGGGCCGGAGTAGGGTCTCGTGGCGCCAAATTTATCTCTGGCACAATTTCCTCCACCTCTTCTGGGAAGCCGGCAGGAACCAAATCCAATATCGCATTGATAAGCAGGTTATAGAAAGCCCCTTGGTTGATTTTCAGATTACCGTCTTCAGCTTGATTTAGCTGGATTTTGAGTTGCTTCAGTTTGTGAATTGCTGATGTCATCATTGCCTTCCTGTTCTTGTTTCAATAGAAGTTCCCGTATCTCTTGCAGAGACATATTATCGATGTAAATCTCTTTGGGCTTTCCCGCTTTGAGTTTGTAGCGCCTGATATTGGCTTTACCTTTATCAGTGCGTCGATACTTCTTGTTGTTAGCCAACAGTTTATCACGGTTGGCTAAATAGTATTCCCTGCTGTAAACGCTCATTGCCACTTCAATTTGTATTCTGCCAATAGCTTCTGCACATCGATATGATCCACTATATAGGCGTGGAACTTCTTATGAATGCCTCCATAGCGGGGCGCGCCTATCTTGAAAGTCTGCCCGCCCCACCCTTTAGAATAAGAGCTTTGGTTGCAGCCCAATTTGGCACACTGTTCTTTAGTGCTCATCCCATCACGAGTCATTTCTATCATCTCTCTCTGTTTCTTTGTCAAACGGAGTTTCAAGAGATGGGCAAAGACGATATCCCTCTGTATAGGAGCAAGAACGATATTCAACTTCCTGATGAAGTCTCGATAGAAAGAATATGGCTTGACACGAGGTGGCAAACCGTGCTTCTCTCGGAAATAATTACGAGACCATTCATTGATTTGCTCTAAATGAGTCAGGCGATATACCTTCATTCTGTCGATATGTTCGGCCTTATATTTCTGATAGCGTTTCCTGTAATATTCCTTGTAGTGCCCCTTGTTCTTCAAGTAATATTTCTTGGCGTATCCACGTAACTTACCCTTGTTTTTCAGGTAGTAAGTGTGCCGATATACACGCTTCTTGTCTTTATCTTTGGCGCTTGTCATACCTAACCTATATCTCTCAAGCCATAGATTTACAAGAATAATTTCATATCCACTACTCGCCTGATAAAAGCCATCGTTTGTGGCACTTGGCTTTCTCGCAGCCAGTTGAGTTCCTGCGGAAACTTTTTCTGCAAAGCGAGGAAGAGAGACATATTGCGCTTGAGGAAAGGCACCAGGGCGCAGGTCAGATAAGGGCAATAACGGTAGGCGCAACCTGGACACAAATCCAATTTATCGTATGTTCGATAAATAAAGAAACGAGATAGCTTGGTGCTTTGACGAATTCCCGAACCACAATAATCGCATACCCTCTTATCATCAAATAGAGCGGGATATGCTAACTCCAAAAAGACATCGGAAGGATGAGGCCTACCCTCCGCTTGCAGCTTTTTGATCTGCCGGTCTAATATGGCCAAATCTTTATTGTGGCGAGCCGTATTTTCCTCCAAAGATTTTTGCTCCAAGATCATTTGGGTCTTATGTTCTTCTACTATTTTTTCCAAGTGGCTAATAAAGCCAATGCAGCGAATATTACCCTTCATCATAGAACTCCTCTATCTTATTAGTAAAACATTGAGGACAATACTGCCTATCCTCTTGGCAGTTGGGATCATATAAGTCTTGCAATTCATCTTCATAACATTCGCATCCACAACGATCGCATATGCCGGTAAGTCTCATATGGTCAGATTTGCTATACACAACTACATCTTCTATATTGATATCGAGATCATTCGGGCTCATTTCACCCTCCATTCCGTAATTTCTTCCTGTGATAAATGTTCCTCGTCCCAGGCAACATTATCCACAATGCCTTCTTGCATCTTTTTTATTTTAGAATAAGCTACCTTACACGATTGATCAGTATTGTTATACCAATTTAGATAATTCCAATGCATCATTGCAAAATCTTCCCACAACTCTTCAACCCTATCTTGTTTGATAAGTGCCGTGGAATCTTGTTCAGGACCCCTATTAGTGTCTCTTCTCAACTTGGCATTGACAGCTTCGGCTGCTTCTCCGATTTTTACTCCATATTTTTTAGAGTATTCATTGAGACAGTAAAGCCATCTTGATTTTTCTTGGAAGATAGAACTAAACTTTCTATCCGCCAATTCAATCAAAACCTCACCCGCCAATTCTAGCAGGACTATATTTTTGGGTACGGAAATCATACTGCCTCCATAATCTTCTTATACTCATCAGTTTGCTGAAATGCCTCAAATGCTTTGGCAAGTTTTGTTTGCTGAACAGTATCTTCTTGAAAATCATTGGCTACTGACCACCCATTATCTTCTACTTTCATATCTTTCGACAAAGTAGCGTGCGAGGCATCAGAGAGTGCAAATTGAGGTGTTAGATAGACCCACCTACCAGTTATGATACTCTCCTGTCCGCCAATCACAATCTTGATATTCTTCTTTGATTTGATGAACTTTAGATCATCACACATAATATGTCTAATTTGTTGGGCAGTAGCATATTTGTTCCACTTCTTACACATATCTGTAATTTCATCGACAGTATAGTAAGGGTCGATAATTTTGAGACCAGTAAAATAATTAATGAGCTGTTCTCGTAGGATGGAAGCATGAACGAATTGATGACTATATTCTCTCAACTCTTCCACATCCTCATCTTTCAGAACATAAGGTTCTTTATCTCCCACTTGCATTTGTGCATCTAATTTTTTCATCTCCTGAAAAGCCTCATACCATAATTGTTTTTTGATTTTCAGAAAAGTTTTGTAGTCAAACTTTTTAACTTTTACCACCTGAAGCCTTCTAATGACAGATAGTTCGGTGGAGTTGAGTGGCGTCCCATTGTTGGTAGTCATCAAGAAAACATATGGTCTCTTAACGATCTTATTGAAGTTCTGAAACTTTTCTACATACTTATCGAAAGAGGTGGTGATGAACCTCTTATTGGTTTCCTGACTATGCTTGTCTTGATTTTCTCCTTCCGAGAAATCTACGAACCAACTACCAATCAATTCTTGAGCTGATGAACGCGTATTATCCATGTCAGGACAACCTTCGTATGAGTATGATGGATCAGGACCTAATGACATAATACATTGAGTTTTACCCTCTGCCCCATCCTCTGCCATAAGACATAGCACACATTCATTGTATCTACCAGGCGAAGTGCCACGACCTACTGCTTGCAGTATCCACCTTCTGCCTATCTTTTTGATAACGGGCAAATCATCGGCCCCAAAACATAACTGCATCCAATTATTCATCACATCTAAATTCTCTAACGCAGGATCATTAGTTAGGCTATCTAACCATTCAGTAATCGGATTGAACTCATTTATATTTGAGTTATTAGCAATAGCTTCATTGATCTCTTGCATAGAAATTTTGGCATGGAAAAGTTTCTCTACCCCAGAGCGTATCTCAATAGCTTGACGGGGCTCTATTCGAGTAGTATGATCTTTTAGGAATGGGGCCTGATGGACTATACTTTGGCTAATGCCTGGGCTGACAATATCTACACCAATAGCAATATCGGTATTGGTTCCCCTGATATTTATCGTCCATTCCATTTTGTCGGAGATGGGGTTCTTGACGAACTTAGGAACATAATCTAAGTCCGCATTATAGAATCCATACTTTTTATTGGCCAGGTCTTTCTTCTGTTCTTCAGTAATAGCTTCCACAACTTTACTCCTTATTTTCTTTTTTTCAGCTTTGACTTTCTTCTCATAATGAGCAAAATCATTAGGCTCCAACTCGCCTAATTTGATGAGGTCTTTCAAGATGGCGACACAATCTTCTGCCGATAGGTTATCGTCGGTTAGCGAGTCTGTAAATTGTTTCAGCGGCATTTTATCTCCAAGTTATGTGTCCAAAACGGATATGCGTTGGACTGCTCAAAAATATGCCCTTCAAGTGATAGAAATGTTGGATGTTGGAAATGAAAATAATTAGCTGTAATTTTATAGTTTGATTTTGCCCAAATCCATAATCTTCCAGCACACTTACAAGACCACCCCACGTAAGTGTGCGAAACTATTAGGGCCGCTAATTAGAGATTCCAAGATTTCCAACATTCCAACCAAAAAGAAGTTTAGAAGTTTATTATATATGTGTTTTTTTTTTGCGTGTGGCGTGTCCTATAAGCTTGCCAACCCGATTTTTGCTGGAATGTTGGAAACGCTGCCGATAACGAAATGAATATGTCAGCTAATCTTCTTCCGCACCACCCAAAAATCGGCCTCTAATTATTCATCAAATACAGACCGAGTAGATGGGGTGGGTCATTCGCGTAAGTCCGCGAAACCTGGTCGAGCCACCCGGTCTCGACCCGCTTTCCTTCCTCTTTAAGAAAGAAGAAGAAGAAAATATATAATGTACAAGGGGCCCAGACACCCCCCCCTCGATAACCAATCGAATATCAAATTGCAAACAATTGGCAAGCTGCGACACACCCGCAAAATAAGGGCAGCCACCCGAATCAAATTGGGGCTACAAGATAAGGTCTATTTAGGAAATTTGGATGCCCGGCGAGACTGGTCGCACGCCAAGGATGTGGCCGAAGCAATGTATAAGATTATCACAGCGCCACAGCCGAGCGATTATGTGGTCTCCAGCGGAGAGATTCACTCCGTCAAAGAGTTTGCCCAGATGGTTTTTAGCAAACTGGGGCTAGATTAGAACAGGTTATAGGAGTAGGTACCTATGCGAGAAGAGAGAAAGAGCAGATCACAATCCTACCAATGGAAAATATTGGAAATAAGTGCCGACCACGACACCTTGGCCCGTAATCCCGCCGACACCGCCGTTGATGAAGCCAGCAAGGAATTGCAAGACCGGGCCAACGCGCGCGTCCTGACCCTCCTGGAGAGGGTAGGAACGCCCAAGCAGAAGCTGGCCGCCCAGCTAATCTTTAGCGGGCTGACCCAATCAGAGACCAGTTTGGCAATGGGTGGGCAGAAGGGGAACAGTACCATATCCAAAACGCTGAAAGGAAATACGACTTACAAAGATGGTAAAGCGGGACCTAAACAAGGTGGTATCGCCAAGAAGCTATTGGCGGCGATGTTAAAGGATGGCAGACTCAAGCTGATTTTGCAAGAATTGCATATCCGCGAAAACCGTGGGAAGGTATATCATATATGTTGGTCCCAGTTCCCATCCGAGAAAGAGTTCATTGAATGGATGGAAGATGTGCCATTCAATATGTTGCCGGAGAATAGGGAAATAATCAAAGCCTCCAAGCTCAAATACAGAAAGTCGGCCAAAGGAAAAGCGGCCCGAGCCAGATACCATTACAGTGCCAAGGGAAGGGCAATGCGCCTCCGAAAGCAACTGAGACGACAGAAGACTCCCAAATATAAAGAGAAGAGAAAGAAGTGGGATAAGGCTTATCAGATCAGGAACAGGGAAAAGCTACTGGCTTTGAAGAGAGCATACAACGAAAAGAAACGACAAGAACGATTAGCCGAAAAATCTCTGGCTAATGGAACATCATAATATGGAACGCGAGAGTCGCAGTGATAAATATCAGTGGCAAATTCTGGAGCTCACTTATCCAAGTGAGACGTGGCAGAGCCTTGATCAAATGCAGTCTCTGCGCGCCTACCAAGAAAGAATAGATACACTCCGCTACCAAATGGAAGCACTCATCAACTTGGATGGATACCTTTGGAAAGAGATGTGGGTAATGATCGATACGCAATGCACCCCGCATCAATCCAAAATAGCTCATTTGACTTACGAGGGCAAAACTCAAATGGAGATAGCCGCCATATTAGATGTGTGTCAATCTTCTGTCCATAAGAGTTTGCACGGAAACTTGGACTATCGTGTTTCGGGTCAAGCCAAAAGATATGGTGGGTTAGCACACAAACTGGGAAAGCTAATTCCTTTCAGCGGAGAGGTACATCGTGTAATGAAACAGATGTTTGGGATGGACGAACAAGGATGCACGCCAGTATATATTTGTTTTAGACAAACCTTCCGCAGTTGGTTGGATTTTGAGAAATGGATCAACCAATGACCGTGTATTACGTCTACCTGACAGACCGGTCAACGGTCGAGGCTTCTTTGATAAAAGATAGAGAGGGCGTTTTGATTGGCAGCTTCGAGGGGAGCACCCAAGACCTAACCACAATCTTAGAATTTGCCCAGGGAGCCGCAGATGCCACCATTGCCCAACTGCTCGGCAAGATAAAAGTAGATACGTGGGGGTCGAATTGATGGGCTCTCTATCAGCGGAAATGGACTTTTTTTTCAATATTTTCTCCTGCATCCAGGGCATCAATTATCAGGGATACAGAAAAGAGGGTGATGTTGATCTGCGTCCGTTTATGGGAAGTGTTACGTTCAATGATAGCTACACTGATAAGCAATTCAAGGACATCAAGAAGTATAATCGCATTGCCAAGAAATATCATAACCTAACACGACAACAGCAGCGACAATGTGCAGCCCTATTCGACAGTCAATATCAAGGCAAGTTCCCGCCCGAGCTATATTTAGCTTTTCATAAGAAAGTGGCGCCGCTGGCACTCTTCTCTACCCAGATATCCACTGTTAAAGATTTGATCCGCGTGCATACTAATAAGAACAAAGTTTTGCGGAGCGATATACAGGTGGAAATAACCAAGATGTTCAAGCAACTGGAAGAAGCTTGGAAAGGAACAAAATGAACGATTTGAAAGTTTTGAGAGATTTTATTGCGGTAGAGATTATTGAAAGTCCATTGCAGTCATCTGTGATCGAAATTGTTCGTTTCGATGAAAGACTAAAATATGGAATAGTCAAAGAAGTGGGCACCGGTGTTTTGGCTCCCAATGGAGAATGTCATCCTATTGAAGTCAAAGTAGGAGATACTATCGTTTTTGATAAGATGAATTCGAGGCAGATAGTGACCAAGAAGGGTAAGAAGTTTACTATTGTCAATGAACTTTCGGTGCTGGCAGTTCTTCTATGAGCTTCCAACTGGGCAAGTATCTGATAATGGTGGATAACCTCAACAATACCACCGTTCACGTGGTGGGCACAACATATAAATACACGGTGCCGGTGGAGATGCTGATTGAGGACTACATCTACAGTAAATTCAGAGAGATCAACAACATCATATGGAGATTTGACCACCTCAATATGGACGAGATGTTAGAGGATCGCGAACTAATGATGTTGGTCAATCATATGCCGGAAGATAATTTGGTGCCCGATTTATCTTTGACCGATGAACAGAGGAAGGCCTTTCACCACCAACATATTTTAGATGCCTTCAACAGTATCAATGCCACCCACATCAGTATGGAGGAATTGAATGCGTACTTCTCGCAGTCTCAGGGATATTGAGTCCCTACAAAAAGCCGTCGCAGCGTTGAAAGAAAACATCGATTTGGTAGCCGACACGGCCGAGGCTTCCGATGAGGGCCTGGTCAAGATCATCAATGCCCAAGCCGAACATATCAAGACTTTGACCCTAATGGTGGTGGCAATGCACAAGAAACTATTCCCAGAGGCTCATAATGCAACTGACAGTCAAACAGTTATCACGGCTCATTGATTACAGCCCCCAAGGAACCAGAAAATTGCTCAAGCGATTAGGGATAGTTCTAAATAAAGAGAATAAGTATGATACAAAGTCGGAACATTCTTTCTCACTCTCTTTACGCCTGCAACATCAACATCCAGAATGGCGAGTGCTGTATTCCATCCGCGACCTGGGCGAATTGCATCACAAGGATAAGAAGACCATCTTGAGCCTATTGAGAGAGGCCGACATCCCTATGTATGGGAAATGTAAGAAGTTTGTCTACCTTTATGATCTTCGCACTTTTAGAATGAGGCTGAATGGAAACAAATAGGCATCTAACGGAAACAAATAGGGAATACCAGAGGATTGTATAATGTCGAGACCGTCTGTCATACCTGAAAGTTTAGTTATCCCCTTACTCAAAGAATGGGAAAGCGGCAAGAACGCTGAAGAATGTGTGGTGTGGCTCAAAGCTAATCATAACATAGACAGCAATGTTCGCGCTGTCAATAGGCGCATCAAAAACATCAAGGATATCGAGATACAAGCCCGTCGTGATGCTATCTCAAAAGGGGCGGCCGAACGTGCTCTGGATTATATCTCCATAATGAATGACGACATTATGAAATTGGACAAGATCACCAAAAAGCTATTAGACACAGATGACGAAAATAAGTTGATGTTGGCCAAGCAACTATTGGAAATAAAACTGAAAAACATCGATAAGCAGATGAACTTGACGGGGATGGATAAGCCTGATAAAGCGACGGAAGAGGAAGACGCTTTGTTAGAATCATTGTTGAGTAAGTTGCCGAAAGCTAACTAACGACCGTTTATGACTAATTCACAGAAAATAGATACATTTAGCGAATTGTTTCGCCAATTATCTACTGAACAGAAAACTGATTATCTCAAATCACTCTCCGAAGCAGAGAAGATACAACTATATAAAAATCCTGACAACTTTCTCTTTGACAAACAGATTATTGGTGACGGTAAGTGGGTCTATTATCTTTTACGATGTGGCAGAGGCTTCGGTAAAGATATCGATATTACTACGCCAGTTCCAACACCAAATGGATGGAAGACAATGGCCGATCTACAAGTTGGAGATCAAGTATTTGGTGAAGATGGCAAGCCAACCACCATTACATGGGTATCGCCAATTTTTCATAATCCATGCTACCAACTAACATTTAGTACAGGCGAAACGGTTATTGCTGGGCAAGACCACCAATGGCTAACGCATACACACGCCAATAGAAAATCTGCTGGCAGATCAATAAATCCATCGCAGCCAACTGTCAAAACTACCAAAGAGTTATTTGAGACACAGAGATATTTGGAACACGAAAGCAATCATAGTATTATCGTCTCCAAATCACTACAATATTCTACAAAACAACTTCCAATAGACCCGTATGTATTAGGTTGTTGGTTGGGAGATGGACAATCTAATACTGGGGCAATCGAGTGTGCAGATCAACAGATACTTGATGAGATAGGTAAAGTTTATTCAGTAAATCTTACAATTAGTTCAGTTGGCAAATCTAAATCAAGTAGATATAGAATAGGTAATTTATTAGATCAAATGCTAAATGGGACGCCACATAAAATTGGAGAACTAACAAAATTATTACAAGAAAACAATCTGATAAACAATAAGCATATTCCAGCCATTTATCTACATTCTAATATAGAACAAAGAATGTCATTATTGCAAGGTCTAATGGACACTGACGGAAGTTGTGATAAGAGAGGCGTTTTAGAGTTCCGTAATACCAACAAGTTATTGACAGAACAAACATATGAGCTGATTTTATCGCTTGGTATCAAAGCAACTATGCATCAGAATGAAAGCTGGTTATACGATAAGCGATGTGCTGATAGATACCGCATTTATTCACAAACGGATAAGCCAGTATTCCGATTGGATAGAAAGCGTTCTAATCAAAGAACACCGCAAAATGATTGTTGCAGATACATCACCAAAATAGAGCGGGTGCCAACAGTTCCAACCAAGTGTATTAGTGTTGATAATGCCAGTCATTTATATCTAATCACCAAAAGCTGCATTCCAACACACAATTCTCACGCTGGAGCTGCTTGGGTAGCCAAGAAGATTCGTCAGGGTGCTAAGAAGATTGGATTGTGCGGGCCGACCTATTCTGACGTCTCTGATACGATGGTGCCAATGATTCTTTCTTGGTTTTTGCCAGAAGAATTTGCCGATCCATCTCATCCATATACTGACTACAAAATCAAGTTCAAGAATGGTGCTCAAATTCATTGCTACTCTTCCGAGGTAGAAAAGAAAGGCCCTAACTTGGAGTATCTGTGGTGCGATGAGATTGCTACTTGGTGTCAAGGTCAGCCAGATAAAATCAAAGAGCGCTTTGATGACATTACCAGGGCTGTACGTAAGGGCAAGCATCCGCAAACCATTATTACCTCTACTCCCAAGAACCATCCCTTCTTCACTTGGTTTCAGAAGAACATCGATGGCTACAATCAGAACTTCAAATTAGTGCAAGGTAGTATGTTGGAGAATCCAACTCTCTCGCAAGCTTACAAGGACAACCAGATTGCTTTGTATGCTCACAACTCCAAGGGCCGTCAAGAGCTGTTTGGTGATTTGATTACTGATACAGAAGGCGCTTTCTGGAACCACAAAGAGATTGATGATTTGCGAGCGCCATTACCCAGCCCGCTTATAATCACCGCTCGTAAATCGGCGGTGCCGACCAATGCTCAACTGATGGGCTTGGAACCAATGCCAACTCCCATTGATAAAAGCATCCCGCATTTAACACGAATGGGAATTGGATTTGATCCCTCTGGCTCGGTAGATGGTGATGAGTGTGGTATCTTGGCAGTAGCTCTCTATTCTAATCAACACGCCTATGTAATTGAAGATGCTTCTGGCTCTTACAACCCGAATGACTACGCAATCAAATTGGATCAATTATATCGCAAATATCCTTGTTCATTTGTAATGGTAGAATCCAACTTTGGTGGCAAAGAATCTTTCTTGTATATCCTTCGCAGCGTCAATGCTACAATGAATGTTAAAACTATCCACTCTAAAACGGGGAAAGCTACCCGAGCTGAACACATCTCTGGTCTATATGCACAAGGCCGTGTGCATCACGTAGGTAGTTTCAAGTATCTGGAAGACCAAATGACTACTTTCAATGTGCATTACTCTAAATCACCAGATCGATTGGATGCATTGGGATTTGTTTTGACTGAACTTTTCTGGCCGCAAAATGCGGCCCCACTTATCACAGCTCGTAATCTACCAGCACAATATTAAGGAACTCAATGCCAGCCAAATTGCATAAGGATTTGTATTCTTGCCACGAAGAGTATTGCCCCACTCTCAATGAGAAGCTTTGCCTCTTATACCAAGGAGGCTTTGCTATTCAACAGAATGCTCAACTCTTCTTGGACAGATTAGAAGGCTTGGAGAGCCCCAAGGCATATCAGAGACGTCTCAAGTGTACGGCTTACATTCCGTATCTATCAGAGTTCATTACCCAGTTTGGCGCCTCTTTGTTTTCGGAAGAGCTGGAAGTCAAGCCGCCAGGTGATGCGGAAGATGGCTCTACCCAGGGAGATGAGATGCAGGATGATTTCTATAAGATGTTCATCCAAGATTGCGATTTGAATGGCAAATCATTGCACCAGTTTATGCAAGATGTCTTTGAGTGTGCTCTACATCAAATGAAAGTCTATGTAGGAATGGATTTCCCAAAGGCTAATAAGCAGCCAATCAATCGTTTAGAAGAGAAGATGATGGGGTTATCCAAGGGATACCTCTATACCATTCCGTATGACAATGTCATCGATTGGAAGAAAGACGAACGCACCCATAAGTATATTTGGTTGAAGATATTCGAGGAATGTTTTCCCGATGATGATCCAATGGTAGAAGCCAAACATTACTTTCAGTTCAAGATTTGGACGGTCAAGGACGGTAAAGGCTTTTGGCAGCTGTGGGAGAGCGAGCTAATGCCTCTGACCAAGACCTATAATGCCAACACCAAATATACAATGAAAGATGAGGGCGCTGTTTCTTTCCCAGAAGTTCCCGTTTTCGACTTCCATATCCCTAAGGGCTATCACGTCGGATTGCAAATAGGTTCTCTGTGCCAAGAGCATTATCAGAGACGATCCTTTATGGTCAGCAACGCCAATAAGACCTGCGTGTCTTTGGGCGTTATCACCTTGGGGCCAGATGTCGGATCACCAGGCGATAGCACCCCGCCCGATATTGAAACGATGGAGACCCCGACCGCCCTCCGAACCAAGCTGGAAACGGACGGCTGGGTGGTTCTTAGACAAACTGATAAGTGGGCGGACAAGGCAGAGATCATCGAAGCCAAGGGCGAAAGTCATAAATTCATTGCGGAGGAGTTGCGTCATTTGGTAGAAAGTATGATGCAGACTTTGCGTCAGATGAATATGACAGCTACGGCCAACCAAAAGGCAGTGGGTCGTTCTGCCGCTTCCAAGAGCATTGACCAGCACGGCACCAGTATGTTGCTCTCTGTCTATGATAGGCGCGTCAAAGACTTCGTCAAGAAACTTTTCACTTGTTTGTCAGCCGGTCGCAAAGAGGATATTGCTTGGGTAGTGGATGGACTGTCTATTGCAGAACCAGTAATGGAACGCAAGGACTTGATCGAAGAAGTCACCAAGATGGGCATTGAGTTCCAAAGCTTCCCCAAGATGTTCAAGAACAAATACATCTATCGTTTGGCTAATGAGCTTTTGGATAACAACCTATCTGATAAAGAAAAGATGGAGTTGCAAGAGAAAGTGGAAGAGTCGGTGGAAAAGGGAGACTTTGATAGCTTTGATGCAGAGGAAGCTAAAGCCGCCGGCAACCGAATGGCACCCGTCACAGCCAGCCACGAGGGCGGTGATCAATCATCTGCGCCACCATCACAACATCCCAAAGATATGCCAGTGGGTCAGAACGGTATGCCAGATGCGCCAGAGGGAAGACATTTAGCTACAGGTGCTCACGTTGATAGTGAAAAGGTCTATGACCAACTCAAAGGTGATTACGACGATAAATACATCAGTTGGATCAAAGATCATTTATGGGAAGATCAGAAAAACGTTCCATTGTCTTCAATCGACTACTCAAATATGAGTAATTGGGAAGCAACTCAAAGACCGGAGAAGGTTAAAGAGTTTATGGATAAAATCAAGAATGATAACTTTGATAAGCCGATCATTTTGGCTAACGTTCCGCTGGATAACAGCAAAATGCACATATTAGACGGTCATACGAGAGCGATTGCCTATCTGAAATTGGGGCTGCCAATTCCAGCTTATGTCACCCAAGTTCCTAAGCTGGCCAAAGAGATGCAAGAAATGCACTCAATGCAGAGAATGGGAGAGGCGGGTGGCAATAGGATAGTTTCGCAACAGGTATCATCTAATCAGAACTGAAAAAGACTGAATGCAATTCTTTTGCTGTTCTTGCGAAGAAACAAATGAGGAATATCCTCATAGATCATAAGGTCAAGAACTATCGCCTTACAAATCCTGATAGTTCATAGCAGGCAATCAAACCAAAGCCTGTCAAAATATTTGAGGTTAAAATGGCAGATAACGACGGTAAGTCATCGGAATTCGTATCCAAATCGGATTTACAAGTAATGATGGCAACATTTGAACAGAAGATGACCGAGAGGGAAACTTCTTTCAAGAAAGAACTCGAAACACAATCCAACCAAATCCATTCTTCTTACGCAAAGAAGCTAAAGAAGCTGGGTATGGACACTTCTTCCACCGCAACATCCGAGGAAGACCCAGAAGATGTTAGTCCCACTAGCGGCAGAAAACCATCTAAACGAGAATTGGAACTCCAGACCAATATCGAGAAGCTGGTTAAGGAAATGGAAGACACCAAAACTCGTGCGAAGCAAGCAGAAAGACGCCAAACCGTCACTGATCAGCTTCTCAAGAGCGGAGTTAATCCCAAGGCAGTCGATACGGTTTATACTCTTTTCAATGCACGAGATGCGTTGGTAGAGGCAGAAGACGGATCGCTCAAATTGAAGGTTAATGTTGGTGAGAGTGCTTCTAATGTAGCTTTACCTTTGACAGATGCTCTAAAACACTTTATGCAATCAGACGAAGGACAGATTTTCCAAACCCCATTGGGCACTAACGGTAGCGGTGGTAAAACACCAGCAGCCGCCAAGACCTCAACAGATAAGGATATTCCAGCATATCGTAAGATCGATGTTGACTGGGCCGCTGTCTCTGATGATATGAAGTGGTCACCTTGAATAGGCTTTCAATTCCCAACTAACAAAGGAAACACAATATGGCAGGCGTAGGCACCATTACAGACGTAATCGCAAATTTACCAGCAATCTTCTATCAAGAAGGTCAATTCCTCTGGAACTACCAGGCACAGCAAGTTGCTATGAGCAAGAAAAAGAGGGGCCGTGGACCAGCATTCAACTGGACTGTGTCTAACGGCGGAGTCGTGGTCCTCAACAGGGGCCCAGGATATACCGTTAACCCAGCTACTGATGTAGTGGATACCGATAGAGTTAAGATTACTCTTAACCGTGGTATCTATTCTACCTCTTTCGGCTTCACCGATGATGAGTTGGCAACTGTAGAGTCCTATTTGGGAACTGACGCTGTCGCTGACATCGTGAAAGACCTTTGGGGCGAAGCATATACCGAGCATCTTGCCGGTTTGATGCGTCAATTAGAATTGGATGCTTTGGTAGGAACCGGTGTTGCTTCCGGCGTACCTAACTTGGTTGGTCTTTTGAATGTTTTGCAACCATCTGGAACTTACGGTGGTGCGTCCTTCGGAGGTTCTACTAACCCAGGTCTTATCTCTACTACTCAGTCTTCCGTTGGTAACGTCACCAGAGCTGACATCCGTTTGATGTTTGCTTCTATCAAGCAGAAGAGCGGTTGGAACCCAGATTACATCGAGTGTTCCCCAATTACTGCCACCTACCTCAATGGTATTGGTGATAACCAGATCAGATACTTCAACGTAGCTGATCGTGAAATCTTCAACACCAGCGCCCAGGTTCCTATGAAGGGATTGGACAGCGTTACTTCTATTCTTGGTGTTCCACTTGTGGAAAACACTGCTTGGGGTATTACTTCAACTTCCAGCCCAGGCGCCAATGCAGATGGCTATGTCATCTTCGGAGCCAGAGACAAGACCCTCTTTGATGTCTTGACTTACTCCAAGGCACAAGATGCCTTCTTGAGCGATATCCGTGAGGGTATTTCCAAGGCAGATAACCAAGCTGCACAACCAGTCGGACTTCCAGTTCGTTGCTGGGCACAAGCCAAGACCGCAGCCAGCAAGATTGTCAATATGGACATTGCAGTTGGCTTCGGAGTACTCGCTCCTAACCGCTTCGGTGTTATGAGTGGTGTAACTGGATTTACGCAAGACACCTAAAGGCTAAATTAATGACCTTCGGCCCCAGAACAAACATCTATACTAGCAGTGCGCCTGAAACACTCGCAGAAGTAACTGGACTGGTTCCATTTACCAAAGGCGGCGCTCTTTTAGGTCTTATTGCAGATAGCTCTGATGGTTATGCGGCTTGGGTGCAAGTGTTTGATGGATATGCTGCGGCAGTAAACGGAGCAGTTCCATTAGTCTCTCTCAGGGTAGCAGCTAATGCACAAATATCTTTAGACGGTAAGGCCTTTGCGGGCGTGCCAGTTAGTAATGGTATCTGTATTGGCTTATCCAGCACCGGTCCTACCTATACGGCGGTCAGTAATAGTTTGTTTGTTACTGCCTTCTGGTTAGGACGATAAATGGTTGATTATACTCCCCTCCAAAGGGCGCAGCTCCGACAGTTTATGGGTTATTCAAAGCTGTTTAGTGGTTCTAACTCCATCTTCGAAAACATCTTGGACGAAATCCAAGACCCTGCTTTCGATGGTGGCGTCACCCAAGCTGAAACTTTGGATTTGGTGCAAATGCTATTAGATATTGATACTGCCAGGCTCAACAATTCCAATTTAGGTCTTGGAACGATGGTGGTAGGTCAAGTTCAGTTTGATGCTGTTCGTAATGACGCCTTCTTGAAATCGGTAGGTAGAAGCTACATTAAGAGATTATCCATTATCTTCTCAATGAAGCCAGCTCAAGACTATTACCGTGCCGCAGCTCCAAGCACTTCGGGCAACATTTACCCGCAAGCATATGATTACGAGTCGGACGGCTAATAAGGAGGCCATTCTATGACCTTCGATAGTTCTTCTCCCCTCAGATACAGTATGGATTTTACCTTGGCCATACCCGCCATTATTGGGGTAGCGCCTTACTCCATATTTGTCGTCACCATTGCTAACGATCAGGTTGATATCAATGATGTCGCTACCAATCGACAAGTGACAGAGACGCGCATTCTGTTGGCAGACGGTTATCGTGATTACGCAGGAGGCGATGGTTATCTTAATCCCTTCATTGTGCAATCAGAAGGCAACCAGTTAGTTCTTTCACACGGACAATTAACTGCCAATACACTGAAGATGGGTCCGTTAGTTCCGCCCTATTTTTGGAATGACTTTGCAGGTGGCACCGACTCAGCAGTTTTTCAACCGTCTATTGGTAGCAACAATAACTTACAAGTCTTTGTACAGATACGCGGTCACGAACTGACACTTAACGGCAACTTTTTTGAGGTAAAGGAAATAGTTATCGATACACTGATGGGGCTTTCTTATCACGTAATGTTAGAAGCCACTGCCAGCAACCCATTGTTATAAGTGTTGTATGACTGACATCTGCTCAATCTATGTGATTACCAATAATGATAAAGTTTATGTCGGGCAGACTTGGCAAACGTTGCATAACAGGTTTCGACAACATAAGAAACACTCCGAAGCAACCAAACAGAAGATGCGAGAGACCTGGGCTAAAAAAAGAGAGGCTCTCTAATGGATGGTTATTTTCAGTTCAACAGCCAAATCAATCCGGTACCCAGCAATTTAGTTGATCCATCTCCAATTAGCGGATTAGCCGATCCAGTTATCTTAGCTTTGGCTAACTTCATTCGACAGGTCTTCAACACCAACTTACAACCAAGATTTAGTCAAGAAGCAGCAGCCTGCGGATTGAGCCACTCGGTTTTAGAGAGTTGGGTAGATGGATACGCAGTAGCACAAGTTATCGCTTTCCCACTCAATGACCAACTTCTCAAACTAACTGACTTCAAGTTTCCATTGTTGGCGGTGCAACCAGTTTCCGAAGAGCCAATGAATTTGACTCTAACCAATTTAGCGACCAACCGAACTTTTCGAGTAGCTTGGATATTGCCACCTCTCTCTGTTCAGCAATACAATCGAATGTATTACTTTCTCCACTTGGCGTGGGAGGCTTGGTTAGGATACGGCAGTCAGGGATATGACCCCAAGGTCAATCTGATTTCAGTATGGGAACAATCAGGCGTTAGTTTCGGAGCAATGCACGGAGCCAATTACCTTCCATATGAAGGAATGTCGGGCGGCAAAGATAGCAAAGACATCAAGTTCCCCACTTTGGAATTTGAGATGAGTTTGGTAGAGCGTTGCCTACAACCAGTTACCCAAAACTTCCCCCACGGTTTCAACGAAGCTTATATCGAATTGGATTATGTAGATGGCTCTAATCCAGCCAATGCAATTCCAAATTTAATCGATGGATATGTTCAACCTAATATCACTCTTACCAGTTGCTCACCCAGCAGTGGCCCGATAGCAGGCAATGCACTTCTACTGATACAAGGAACCGGTTTCTCCATTGAGAAGATAGTCTCCGCTTCCCAGCTGACGATTGCGGGCTCTCCCGCCAAGTCGCTGACAGTCAAATCGCCTACAGCAATCTTAGCCATCACCAACGCAGGTGTTAACGGCTCCCAGGGAATGTTAGGGGATATTATTTTAACAGACGTACAAGGCAATCAATACACATTGCTTGACTCATTCACCTACACTTAAACCAGGAAAATATGGCACCCAAACACAAAATGATTAGTCTCTGGGTTAAAGCATTAGCCGAAGCCAATGTCAGAGAAATTGACCAACAAGGCAAACCCTTAATGGCTTTGCGAGTTGTTGGAAAACAAAACGGACAAGTACTGCCAGAAGGTGTGCAAGTTCCATATCACCCACACTACATCGCAGAAATCAAAAGGCAGTCTCTAATGCCAATGGATTTGCAAACGGCAAAACTTGCCGGAGTGCATTTTACAGAAACCTCAAAGGAACTCTAAATGGCCGACATAACTTTACCAGGCATTACTGCTAACAGCCCACCAGGCGTCTATACTTTCTTGCAATTTATCGCAGGACAAGCTGGTCCTCCAACGGCTCAATACACGGCTGTTATTGTGGCCAATCCAGCCTCCGATGGCTATTTGTCTTCAGGAGCTGATGGATATATATTCGGACCAGATACTCTCATTCCAGTTCAATCTGTTAGTGATGCAGTCAACGGTTTCGGAGCAGGTTCTCCAGCCGCTCTAATGTTTGCGGCCTTCAAATCCAAGAACCCAACCACTCCACTATATGTAGCTTTGGTAGAACCGGCAGTAGGAACTCAAGCTTCTCTATCTGTAGTTGTTACCGCGGTAGGTTCCCCATCTCAAACCACTGGTGTGGTTCAGTTTAGTGTTGATGCAAAACCGCCAGCACAAGCTGTCTTTGGCGCTTCAGATAGCGCTACTACCATTGCTGCCAGTTTGGCCAGCGCTATTAACTCCAATGTCAATCTACCAGTCACCGCTATGGCTTCCAGTGGCACAGTCACCATTACCGCCAAGGTTCCGGGTGCCAGAGGCAATAACCTTTTGGGATTTGCCCAAGTAGCTGCCGGTGTTGGTGTGACAGTTTCTACCACCGTTCCTACCAGATTTACTGGGGGAGCAGGTTCCGACCTTGTCAATGTAGAGAATACCCTTAATCTATTAGCCGCTAACGGACAGAGATATTACTACTACGTAATGGAAGCTGGATGTGATTTGATTGACGGTACCAATAACGGCATTCCAGCTGTGGTTGATGCCAGCATCAGTCTATTAGCTCAACCTGCTATTGGTTTGCGTCAGAGAGCTATTTTTGGTTCCAATGATACCGTAGCTCATACTGCGGCTGTCACGGCAGGACTTAACTTCTTCCGAAGCGAAGTCATTCAATGCAACAGATTAGATTTGTCTGCTGGTGAATTAGCTGCCTCTTGGGCAGGTGCCGTAATGCAAACGGAAGCAGTTCCATTGGCCGCACAAGATGTCAACTTCGATAACTTCGGAGGTGATCCAGCTTCTTCGGCTCTATGGTCAGTTTCTGCCCCATTGGACGGTAGCGCTCCATCAGCTTCTGATGTGCAGACCGCCATTCTCTCTGGTATTACTCCACTCAAAGTTGCCCCAGGACGCAAGACAGTAGTTGTTAAGCGTTGCACCACTGCCTTCTTCTCTTTGGTGGGAAATTCCGAAGTATTGGACTTGACCATTACGGATGCAGGTAAAGTAACTGTGGCCGATAGGTTCTTCGATGATCTATCTAACCTAATTGCACTTCGTTTCCCAAGAATGTTGATTGGACCAGATACTGTATCTGGCGCACCTCCGGCTGGACCAGGGGTATGTACTCCAAGCAAGATGCAGAACACGGTGTTGGAAGTTATCGGTATCTACAATGCCCAGGGACTTATTGACGGAGCTGCCACCGCATCCGGTTTAGTAGTCCAACTCAACCAGACCAATAGTTCTTCCATTGGTATTTTGGTCCCACTCTACGTCTCCAACCTATTGCACCAAGTGCTCATCAGTGGATTAGCTCAATCCGCAGTGGTTGTATAAAGGAAATAATCAATGCCTAATTTACCAGATAGCAGCTCATTTATTGGACAAGAGTTTCAGGTTCTATACTTGTCTCTTGGTCAAAATCTGATGACCGAAGTTCAATCCATCAACATTATGCGAACCGATGGCGGTGCTGATGTAGAAACCCTAGCCCGCGATTGGGCAGGACGTGTCAAGGGAGCCGCTAAGGCAACCGTAAGCGTCAAGGGCGTCATTCCTTATTCTCCCCCAGATACAGGCGGAGTGGGATTTGGCTCAGGTGGTATGGTGGTAGGAGCGGCTCCTGGAGCTGGCGCTACCCAGTTGGATTTGACGATGTTGACCAGCCTCAATGGCTATGCCAACCAGCCAGTTCAATTTACCATTGTCATTGGTAATCCAGCCGTGCAGCAACTTGTCTTCAAAGGTTTCATTTCACAGATTACGGTTGACTCTGCCGTGGGTAAGCAAGCTGATTTTAGCTTCCAAGCCAGCGGACAGTTCTCTACTTTCGTTTCCGTATAAATAGCTTAATTGTTATCTCACCAGGAAGAGATAACCGCATATCAAGAAACAATTCGTATTTCTTGATGGGTTCGATTGCCCGCATAGCCGAATATTGTTTTACCCTGTTCCTTCCTGGTTGGGTTCTGTAATATTTGGCTGTGCGGGCTTTTTACTTAGACACAGGAAGAACATATGACCTCTAATAACACTGAAGCGCCCAAAGTTAATATCATCCCGCTGGCCATCCGACAACGCTTTCATATGATTGTCCCGCTCATTCTAACAGATGAACAAGGCAATGAACTCAATTTACCAATGGTGGTAATGACCTCGGGAGAGGAAGCCCAATGCGAGACTAACGCCTACCTAGACACCCTAAAAATGTTCAATAACAAAGTTCCCAAGAAAGATGAACCTTCTAAATGGGATCAAGTGTTAGATGCACATAGAGCTGCTTGGATTACTTTTACTACCATTAGACATCCAAATGATCTAACCAAAAAGTTCTTTTTAGAAAAGCAACAGGTATTTGACAGTTATTCTTATGATGAGTTGGATACTATTATGTTGCATTACACGACTGTCAGAATGAACCAGCCCATCCTCAAACAAATAGACCCTACTGATCCAAATGGATATCAGAAACTCCTCGATATCATAAAAAGAGATGGCGAACAAGCAGATTTTTTTTTGAGTGGTCTTACTACTCACACTGCCAATCAGTTGATCAAGTCTTTGGCGAAGGAACGCGAGCAACTGATCTTACAACTGAACAATGGGTCATCTGGCAAGCAATGAAGCAATGGCAGTCCGACAGAGAAAACCCAGACAACATTAAAACCAGACAACAAGTTATGAAGAAGAACGCTAATGTCAAGCGGACTTTCAATAAGAAGATGAGCGTGGCAGCTTTGGCTAAATGGCACGAAATACCACTCAACATCATTACCAAGAAGAGATAAATGGCCTATAACCGATCACAACTCAGGGCAGCAGGACACGTAGCGGGAGCCTCAGGGGCTTACCGTGTAGGCCACCTTTTGCGCGCTGGAGGGGCTATTAGCGATACGTTAGGCATTGAGTCCCTTGCGTCCTCTATTGCCCTTGCCTCTACCGCCGTGGAAGGCATTAGAGCCGCCGCAGTAGTTTTGAAGGTTAGCTTCGATGCTTTATCTACCACCGCAACAGCTTTGGTTGGAGCTATTAGTCAATTAGGTGGGGCCAAAGGTTTGCAGCAAATGATGGTGGAGGCCGTTACCAACCAGCAACTGATTAACCAAACACGCTTCACCGTAACGGGTGCGGAGCGAATGACATCGGCAGACCTCAATAGCCTCGGCAATAGGTTGTCAGAGGACATATTAGCCGGTGCCTTCTCTAAGAACGAGTATCTAGCGGGTATCAAACAGATTGGAACTGAAACAGGATCGCAAAAGAGCCTATCAGAAGATACGCTTGCTTTCATAGGGCGTTTCGCTAAGGTAGGCGCAATGGGCTTCGAGGAGGGTGCGTCCATATTCAGCAGGCTGAAGAAGCAAAATATGTCTTTGTCTGACAGCCAGATAGAGCAAATGATGTTATCCGCACACGCCATTGGTCAGGCAGGCAGCTTCAATATTCAGGAGTTGCCAGAGGCTTCCAAGCTGTTGCAAAACCAAGGGTTGCTGGGTTCCAAGGGGGCGCAAGCTATACAGGACCTATTCATATCCGGCACTTTGCTGAAGGCGGGCGGTGCAGCAGACCTTGAAGAAGCCGGAACGCAGCAACGCGCATTCTTAAGACAGGTGGAGTTGAGGGGGGCCAGCGGACCATTCCACTTAGACGTTAACAAGCACTTGACAAATATGTCTGAGGCTTATTCGTACATCGCTAACACTCCGGCTAGTCAGATGGACAAAACACTAATGACAGGTCGTAGCGGTTTGTTTGTATCCAATATTGCATCAGCCATCAACCAAAGAGCTGGCACAGATGCCACTGATTTTAGTCCCGAAGCAAAGGGCAAGCGTCAAGCAGTTATTGACGATATGGAAAAGATGCATATGTCAATGGCCGATCTCAACAAAGAGTTTGAGGAAAGCTTGACGCCGGCAGATCACTTCAAGGTGGTGTTCAATAAGATTTCGGATAGCTTGGAAGCGCAATTCTTGCCAGTTCTGAAAAGAATGCAATCCGTAATGGATTACTTGGCTACTATTGTAAAAGACAAATCCAAAGATATGGGCGACTACTTCAATAAAATGGTTGGCTGGATCATGGTGTTGGTGACGCATTTGCCGGAACTGGCTACCGTGGTTAAGCAGTTAGCTAGCGCGATAGGCGGCCTCATAGTCTGGGCGCTGGAGGCGGCCGGCGGTAACAAAGAAGAGGCAATGCGGGAAAGAGACAGGCTACAAAAAGCTGTCGACAACTGGGACACAACGCCACATAGAAAAGAAGACTCCCTAGAGACTGCCAAAAAAAACTTGGCGAAAGCCAAATCTATAGTTGGTATGTATGAGGCAGATGAAGCACTCGGGCGTGCAGACCCAGAAAAAGAGGCGGCGGGCAACATTTCTAACCTCAACCAATGGGATCAGTTAAGGCTTATAGATAGTAACAATAGGGCCGCCGAGCAGAAGTTGATTGATGATCAAAAGGCCAATATGATGTCTGGCGTCACTCACGCCGTACCAGGCACCCCCGGCGGAATAGATACCCACGCCATCCTCAACGAGCTACAGAGGCACTACGCCCAACGTGGGGCCGGCAATGCCCATCTAGAAGGCATCCACGGCAACACCCTCCCAGGAGCACCTTCCGCCCCTTCGACCAATTCCACAGGACACTAATAAATGGCAATTTCTCTTTCCAATAACAACGGAGCAGCCGGCGTCCCACCAGGAATAGCAGGTACCCCATTACAATCTTCCACCACACCAGGTGGTAGTTCCACTGCCTTGAACGCGGATAGTGGCGATTGGGAAAACTATTTACAACCTACCTCTTTGCAAATTGTTGGCAATGGGGCGGCCGTTTCTTTCCCTTGTCTTTTGATGTCGGAAAGACAATCCAATGCCATAGCCACTCATACCTATCCAAACTTGGATAGTGGTTATCAAGAGAATATGGGACGCAATCCCGCTATCTTCCAGGTAAAGATTGCTTTGACCAACAATATCTATCCTAACTCCACAGAGAGTTGGACGCCAGGTATTCTCTTTCCAAACACCTTCGAAGACTTGCTTAACTTACTTCTCAACACCACGACAGATAAGACTTTCGTGCATCCGGTTTATGGACCTATTACCGTCCAGGTGCATACTTGGGAATACGATCTAAATGCCAAGGGGCCGAGAGATGGTGTTTTTCTAAATTGCACCTTGTTAGAAACCATCGGTAGCGTCAACCCGCTCTTCCAGCAAATAACTACTCCTCCAGGTTCCAAACTGGCTTTATCTGCCAGCGCCTTGGACAATGCGGTAGTTAATCCACCAGGGCTATCTCTATCAGGCTTCTTTACCCAAGTGCAACAGGCGATAGGGTCTATCGTTAGCATTCCCAACAACATTGTGGGCAGCCTCAATTCTCAAATCATTTCGCCAGTTCTCAACGGAGGAACCGCTGTAGTAGCCGCCATTTATACCGCCCCAGCCACCGTCTATAAGAACCTACAGTTCCAATATCAAACTACCAAGAGCGCAGTGGATGGAGCTACCGTTAGTTTGGCGCTCAATGCCAATCTGTCATACGGACAGAACTTCAACACTAGTGTTCCAGCTTCTATTGGTTTAGCACAGTTCCCACAAGATTCTTCGGTGCAGCAAGTATATAAGTCCTTCGTGGCTCTCAATAGCCAGCCCTCTCAATCAGGGTTCCAGTTCATCAATAAGGCTTTGGTAGCCTGCAATAGTTTGGAGACCTACTACATAAACCAAAACTTGGCCAGTCTATCAGCCGCATTAGAAGCTTTGCGAGCCTATATTTTGCAACTACAACAGACGCAATCGTCTCTCTCTTTCAACGCCAATAACCAAGCCGTCCAGGTGCAAACCTATGTGACCACCAACATCATTACTTGGCAGGTGCTGGCACGCCTTCTCAATAACAGCGTGGATCAACTGATGGGGCTCAATCAGTCTCTCATCAATAACTTCAGCATTCCATCTCAAACCGGCGTAATGTATTACCAGAGCAATAACCTATGACCTTACCCTCCGGTGCTACCGACATCTTGACTTTGAATTTCTACAATCCCCTGACAGGCGGGAATGTGGGCGGTTTCTCAGTCGGAGCCAGTGGGCAACCTAACCAGCAGGGATTTGCTCTAACAGAATTTTGTTTAGAGAAGGACTTCTTTACACCTTCCAATAGTTTTACTATGACCGTTTCGCAAATTGGCAGCCAACTAACGGGCGCCAATTCCATTACTTCTTGGATGCAGAATGGTTTGGGGGTCATCGTTCTCATCAATGGCGCCACTCAAATGAACGGCTATGTTTTTCAATATCAACTTCATATCAGTCGTCAGGGCGGAACCTCTTTGGTTATCCACGTGAAGGACCTATTGGAGCTGATGGCACAGGGAAGTTGTTTTCCCAATATGGGAACCAGCAGAACCACCAACGTGCATTTTCCACCCACTACTACTTTAGGGGTGGCACTATCTACCATCGCTCAAAGCTTCTTGAGCGTCAATAATCTTCCCTTTGATATTGACATTCAGGCAGACGACACCGAAAGCAAATCTAATGCTTTAGCTGGTAAGTTAGGTCTCAAGGTGCAAGGTAAAACCCCCACCAGCAGACAGAAATCTCTCAATACAGCACTGAACCGATTTAGCACCCCAGAAAAGGGCGAAAGCTATCTGCGCTATATGTTGCGTTTGGCTAAACACGCCGGGGCTAATCTGCGTATGTCAGATGACCAACCCAATACCATTACTTGTAAACCACCCACTTATGATCGTGATACTGTCACCCCATTTCAGATAACACATCTTCTATCAGCGCCCTTCGGGAGCACCAATGTAGAAAGAGCCTCTTACTATTTCGATCTCAATGAGCAATATAGTTGCGCCATTATCGAAGCCAATACTACCGCCCCCAGCGGGAATTTCTATCAGCAAACCTTCAAGGCAGTCGCCCTCAATGAGCTAACAGCCTATCCGCCAGGAGCAGGTAATCCCAGCAATGCCGTGGCCCAGATACAGGCATTGAATGGATCGGGCAATAGCCAGGGAATAGGTAATGCCCTTCAGACATTAACTAATCAACAGCTAACTGGCACTGCCACCAGCGGATACAGCATCGCACCTTTCAACCAACAGCTTTATCAAGTAGGACAAAGCCTACCAGTTAAGAACATCGGTTTGAGTTTACCATATTACAGCGTGGATAAGAATGCCCACACAGCCGGATCAGGTGGCGAAGTAGATTTTGCAGCCAGCAAAGTTTTGAGTGAGAAGCAAGACAAATACTGTCTATTCACTTACGAATTGACCGGCTGGACTATGACAGGGACGCAATTCATTTGGCAACCAGATGTTTTGGTCAGCATTACAGAAGAAGCCTTCAACCCAGGAAATCCACAACAGATTACTATGTGGATCAGAAAAGTCAAATTCACCAAATCCAGGGGTGGCGGCACCAGAACAGAATTAGTTTGTTCTTTGCCATATACACACAACTTTGATATGTCCGACTAATTAGGCTTGATGCAGGACTGATAGGAGGAAAGCACTTCTTGTCGGCAATCACTATCATTACCGCAAGTAGCAACATCCCACTTCTTAGAACACGCTTGCAGCTTGGTTTCTTTTTCTGCTTGTTTCCTGGGATCGCATTCTTGCTTATCTGAATGATACTGATTATGTAGCAAACACAGGATAATTCTACCGGTATCATACTTCTTGGGAACCACAGTTCCATTACACTTCCAACCATACTCGGCGTAATCACGATCTTAATAGCAGGAAGCCAACGGCTTTAGCCGTTGGAGGAATGCGTCATAAGAAATCTTTTTAATTCTTATTGACAAAACCAGTCAATAAGCCGATACATATTAAGTATGCTTCTAACAACCTCCATAAAACTGCTTGCCACTACGGATCAGAAGAAAAGTCTTCTGAAGTCTATGTATCAGTTCAACTCTGCTTGCAACTGGATTAGTGAGTATGCTTTTGCTAACTCTATGTTTAGCAAAGTTAAGCTGCAAAAAGCTATCTATTATGAGCTAAGAGAAAAGTTTAATCTGCCAGCTCAGTTTGCTATAAGGGCTTTATCTCGTGTAGCAGATTCTTATAAACTCAATAAACAAGTTGAGCATAAGTTTAACAAGACTTCTTCGGTAGAATATGATCAAAGAATACTCAACTGGAAGAAACTTGATACCATCAGTATTCTTTCTTTAGATGGTAGGCTTCTTATTCCGATTATCTTCGGTCAGTATGCAAAATTAACTGAAAGAGTTATTAGAAACTCTGCTAAATTAATCTATAAGAACAAAGAGTTTTATCTGCAAGCAGTAGTAGAGGTGCCAGAGGCACAATTAGTTTCTGCTCAAGATTTTCTTGGAGTTGATCTCGGTATTGTCAATCTAGCAACTACATCAGAAGGTCAAGTTTTTTCTGGTCAGCAAGTAGATGCCATTAGAGAAAGATATACAGGATTAAAAGCAAGATTGCAATCATGTGGTAGTGTCTCAGCTAAAAGACACCTTAAGAAAATATCAGGTCAAGAAGGAAGGTTCAAGAGAAATACTAATCATATGATTAGCAAGAAAATCGTTCAATCAGCTCAAAGGCACCAGAAAGCAATAGCTCTCGAAGAGTTATCAGGCTTCAGGAAAACTGTTAGAAAAAGTCAGAAAGAACGATTTGGCAAATGGGCATTTGGTCAATTAGCTTCTTATATTGAATATAAGGCAAAGATTACGGGCATTGAAGTAGTTAAGGTTAATCCGAGAAACACTTCAAGAACCTGTTCTGAATGTGGTCATTGCGAAAAGTTAAACCGAAAAAGTCAATCGGTTTTCAAATGCAGATCGTGCGGACATTCTATGAATGCCGATCTCAATGCGGCAATTAACATTGCCGCAAGAGCCTTAGTCAATAGGCTTATTGCAGCCAATCAGAAATGATTGAGCAGCAAGCCAACGACTTTAGTCGTTGGTAATTGACAAACCTTTTGCACAGCATTACAAGTGGTCTCAACTACACCACCATATTGAACAGCGCTGGCGTCTGTGGTGCAACGAGTCTCATACCAACAGACATTCTTTGGACCAATTCCAACCTGTTCGCATTCGGCCCAAGCTGAATTGGCCATAAATAAACTAACCAAACTTACGACAATAATACTAATATAGGTTTTCATTTTAACGGGCCTCCCAGCCCTCACAACCCACAACCTGCGCACCGTGAATGGGAAAGTCAAGGTGGCACAAGGCTTGCAATGCCCTTCAACCCCTCATCATATTGGACAGGCGATCCATCTGTACAGCCAACCGAATATCTAACTTTAGCAGATATTCTAACTATTGGCACCAGCTCCACTCCAGATAACGGCCAAAGTTCCACTTCATATACATTGGGTAATACTACTTCTGGTGAAGTTTATACTAACGCGGCAATGCAATTCAATGCGCCAGGATTTATCTCTTTACCTATCCCACCAGGAGCTTATAGCGATGCCAGTTTTGGTGGAGGCACTTCGGGTGGAGGCGGTTCCAGTAGCACGTTCGATATAAGCGGAAACTTTTTGCCCACACAAACTTCTTTAGAGGGCGGACAAGCTGTCTGCTATGTAAGAAACGATCAATATATAGTCTTGGCTACCCGAGATACCCGTAATCAACATTTGGTTGGCAATTTACAAATGGGTGAAGGTGGTATGTTCGGTCAATTAGGTAAAGGAACCATTCTCTGTAAGAACGATGGCTCTGTTACGATTGGTGTTAGAGCTATTGGAAGCACAGTTCCTGCAGGTTCAGCCGGACAGAACATTCAATTCAGTATCACACCAGTAGGTTTGTATTTCACTGCGCCTTGGGGCACGATGGCTTTTGATGCCGCAGGATTTAGAGTTACTACTTCAGGCGGCGGCACCATCGGTCTCAATAACTCTTCAACAAGCGGAAGTGGATGCACTATCAGTTCAGGAACCTGTAATATAAATAGCAGTATGATCAATCTGGGAACCGGTTCTAACTTGCTTCCATTTGGAGTGGCTTATAGCACAATACCGTCAGTTGCCCCAGGCATACCAATTCTGGGCACTGGAGTAGGGGCTGTTGTCAATAACGCTTCTAGTAGCACTACTGTTTTCGTTTCTGCATAAGGAAATCAAATGGGATGTATCAATTTAGGACCGATTGGTCCGCCACAAATACCAAGCGTTCTTTTACCAACACTCGGCCCTTTCTCTATTAGTTTGGGTAGTGTAGGTGTAACTTGTTGCGCTATCAATTTACCTATTTTCCAAATACCACCCATTTTTGGTTTCGGTTCCATTGTAGCAGACGCTATTGCCCAAATCAATATAGCTATTATCGCGGCTTGGCCACTCTTAAGCTTGCAACTACCTAATTGCAGTTTCAATGGAACCGCACCTTTCGGATCGGATTACCCACTATGAACCCTTTTGATTTGTTTTCTACAAGAATGGAAGAGGCAAGGCAACCTAAAAAGACTGTTTTAGATAACGGTATGATCATCTATACTCTAAATGGTAAAGTCCATAGAACAGATGGTCCTGCCATTATTACCAGTTGGTCGCAAGAGTGGTTCCAAAATGGAATTGTCCATCGAGATGATGGGCCAGCAATGATGTATAAACAACATCCATATCCCAGAGGCGATGATGCTATCAAAGCAGGTGGCAAGAATATTGCGCAATGGCATATACAGGGTGAGTATATCGAATGTGGCATTTTGACAGATGAAGTCTTCGATAAGTATTGGCACAAGGGAGAATAAATGTTAGACCTATCGGGCAAGACATTAGGAGATATGTTAGCAGCAGCTATGGCCCCTAGTCCGCCTACCCCTGTTCCGCCAGCTCCCAGCCCTTTCCCACTGCCACCTAATCCTACTCCACAGCAACAGATGGCTTTGGATGGATACACCAAATATCAAACATACCTTGGACAATTAGCCGCTTATAATATGACAGTCAAAATGCAATCAGATACTTACACTACAATGTCATCCATCATCTTAACCTATTTGGTAGACCATACAGTAGTTTTACCCACCGCCCTATTAGATGGATACAGTAAGCCAGTGACGGGAACGGGCTCGATCACCTAAAAAGGAATATTTCAGTCCCAATGCCAAATCAGAATGCTTTTCCATATAGCTTGCAAGCAGGTTTAGCCTCACCGCAACCTAATACGCCCTTCGACAGAAGGGACTTATTGTCTTTTCAAGGAAGCAATATCGTCCAGTCCAGTCGCTATATAGACCCGCTGACCAAAGACTTCGTGGTATCGCCCAATAACCATTTGTTAGGTATGAATGCCATCGACCAAAGTGTATTCTTGGCTCTCAACATTACTTTCAACACCAGCGCCCAGCCAGGTTTAGGACAAAACTTTCTGTCCCCCAAAGTCATTCCGCCAGTCAGTCATAGCTTGGCCACTTTGAAACAGCAAATGAGTTCTCTTCTGAACCAGTGTTTATCTTTCCAAGTCAGCAATCAGCAAATCACCATTACACAAGTAGAAGTGGCTTATGGCGGACAGGGACAAGTTCAACTCTTCTTCGCTTACATCAACAATAGCAATGGTCAAAAAGTAGACCAGCAATTCACTCTCCAAGGCTAACAATGGCACTCACTAACTTCAACATCCCCAGCTATAGTCAGATACTCCAAAGTATGCTCAACGACTACCGCCAGCTATCTACCAGCTTTGGCTATAATTTGAGCATTGACCCTGGCTCTGAAATCTATATTCGTTATAGCGGTATTGCAGGACAGCTTTCAGTTCTGTATAATGCCGCCAGCATCTTGGTCAATAGCAGATTGATCGACACAGCTACCGGCACCAATTTGGATCGAGTAGCTAATGCCTTCGGACTTTATCGAAGAGGGGCTACCGCTTCCACCGGAGCAGTAGCTTTGGTTAGTGCAACTTCCCAAACATTAATTGCTGGACAAGCTCTAACAGGCCCGCAGTCTTTACAATATCAAGTAGTCTCTACCGGAGTATATGCGGCAGGCTCTAATGTCCAAATCAAAAGTGTGGATTTGGGAGCCAATACTAATTTAGCGGTTGGTTCTTTTCTAACTTGGACGGCTGCCCCGGCTGGTTTGCAGACCACTACCTTTGTTAGCGTAGTAGTGACGGGTGGAGTCAATTCAGAAGATGATGACACTTTACGCAATCGTCTATATCTTCAACTACAAAGTCCAGGACAGACTTATAACGGACAGGGACTGGCTACCTTGGCTGGCAGTGTAGATAACCTCATCCAGCAAGCTTTCATCTATGGCAACTTCAATGGAGCTGGCACTCAACTGATTGCTCTAACTGGATACCAAACCAGTTCTTACATTGGAAGAGACATTCCTCACCTTCCAACAGACGGATATGTTTCTCCTTATGGAGTTTTAGGCTTGGCACCAGGGCTATTAGCTCAACCTATTACCAATGGACCATACAACGAATTCACTTTGGGTTTTGACAACGAAGGGGGAGCCGCAGGCACCTCTAATACTGGTAATCCGGGACCTAATCTATCCAATGATAATGCGGCCGTTTTGGGACAGCTTCCAGTTGTAGTAGCCAATCCGTATGCTACCATTATCACCACTGTCAATAATACTCCAAGTGATGTCTCTTTAGATTTACTTCTACCTTATCCAGTAGGGGCTCCGACCAATGGTTTCGGTGGAGGTTGGCAAGACTATATTCCTTGGCCAGTTCCCGATGGCTACTATGTTACGATTAACTACTGCCCCATTACTTCTGTGCAGGGTAATGGAACTGTGGTCAATGGCGTAACAGGATTTGGAATTACCGTCAATGCCCCCTCTTCTGGCACTTTCAATAATACCAACCCCAATGTGCCGGCCCAAACATATAACTCTCACGTACCTGTTCCAGGAGCCACTCATATCCAATGGGTCAATCGTTCCGATAATGCTGGTTCAGGATGGACAGTAGTGACGGCCACAGTCACCGGGGCTTTAGATAATGGTAATCAAACTTGGAGCATTGTGTTAGATACGCCATTAGTTTTTGCCGATGGATATGATTTCTATAATGAACCGGGAGTAGTGTCAGGACAATATATTTCACCAGCCGCTATCAATGCACAGAACTATCTCAATACGATTATGTTGCAGTACGCTTTATTGGGGCCAGGACAAACAACCTCTTCGCAAGGGCTTCTACTTTTGGGAGCTTCTCGTTTCCCAGGAAGCAGCGGACAGTTTCCAACTCAATTAGGGGCACATTTGATTAAGCTATTGGAAACAAGTTTCCCAGAAGTCTATCAAGCTAACTATGGTTGTAATACTGCGGCTAACCCACCGCCCGTCAATAGCCCACCTAATATCTGGGTGCCACAAAATATTGGATGGATGCCGAGCGATCAAATTCTATTCGGACTATAAAGGAAATCTAAATGCCATTACCCGCTTCTTCGACAATCTCTACTTATGATGGTGCCGGCAAGGTCAATGACCAAAGTTTGCCACCCGCTAATGATCAGCTTGATTGGAGCAATCCACAATTAGCTACTGGCATTGGCGATGTGGCCGGACTAACTCAAACTACTCCCCGTATTTGGGTTCGTCTAACTTTGGCCGCTTCTACTGGAGCTTTGGTCTTGAATAACTGGCGAGCTGTTTGGCAGAATGTTTCGCCTACTCCTGTCCCTATTTTAGCTCGAACTGGAACAGGTGTTTTTACTATTACATTACCTACATTCGTTTCAGATGAATATGACCAATCGATTGGAGTGGATAACAATATCCAAGTCAATCTGATTGCAGCAGTTGGTAGCATAGAAGGAAGCACGCCAGGTTTCATTAACTGTCAGGCTTCTGGTAATGTTATTACGCTTCACGCTTTTAGTTCGGCCGGCAGTGCCAATGATTTAGTTGGCTTGACCGTGACCGTTATGGGCTTTCAGGTAAATTAAATGGGAATTCCGTCTTTTGGCTCGCAAATACAATTTGGTCAATTACAACTGTTGCTGCAAGACCAACTGGCAGCAATGGGCGATTACCTCACCACCGATGTCGGTTCCTTAAACTGGATCGAGGCGATGACCAATGCCCGTGCGCTAACCACTGCGTACCAACTTATATCATTGTTAAGCAGTCAACTGACCCCACAGACCTCCTCCGTGTTTCTAAATCGCTGGGCGGCAATTTACAACATTGCCGGGCTCAATAACCCCCAAGCCATCGAACAGTTCATCGAACTCAAACAAGCACAATTCGGCACCCCACCCTTGACATCCAATGTCAATACTTATTTGACCAACACCTTGGGAAATCTCTTCATTGATGTGGAGGTAGCTCCCGAATTACAACCTTTTGCTTCTACTGGCCCAGTCACGGCCATAGACAATGCTGACGGCTATTATTACACCACCCCACTCAGCAGAATATTCGTTTACCTGTGGCAATTAAGGGATAACAAAGACAACTTACTCATTCCCACCAACGCTTTCAACTTGATTGCTAATAGCTGGTTGCAATATATGGAAGAATGGTGCCCAGCCGGTTATGAGTTTATTCCGCTAAACCTCACCAATAGAGGCTTTCAGGATGGATACGCTGATGGCTATAACGGCACAAACTTCAACAACTACTTGGATGGCTACAATATAGTTAGCGGAACATCTGGGGACAACCACCTTGTAGGTATAGGAACAGCTTTCTTGACTTACCCAGATGGTAGCGATGGAGATTTCGTTAGAGCCGTAAGCGAAGGGTTCTTCCCGCCGATCCAAATTGTAGACGATAACAACCAACTGCAAACTTATTTCGTTTTATCGGTGCAAAATAATACTCACTTAACGCTCACCACCAATCTCATCAACAACATTACCCATCGCACATATAGGACTTTAGGTTGCGTGTTAGATACGCCAGGAATGTTAGATGCTGGTATGTTATTGAATAACGGTTGGGGCACTAATATTGTTCAGCCACCTATTCCGCCTTCTGGTTTGGCTTTATGGCTGAAAGCAGATACCGGATTTCTTTCCTCGCCAAATACTTGGTCTGACCAAAGTGGCAATGGCAATGACTTCATCGGATATGGGGGCGGCAATACACCTACCGCAGGCACCAGTATCAATGGCCACGCTACGGTAGAATTCAATGGTTCATCCCAAGGAATGCAAACGGATGTTTCTCATACATTATCCAATCTAACTAGTGGGACCGCCTTTTCTTTCTTCTGTGTGGTTACCTATACTGGAGCGGGCACAAAACTAGGCAACCTCTTTACCCCACCTATCTTTATAGATCAGTCGGGTGATTTTGGTGTCTTCGGTATTACTTCTGCCGGACACTTTGAAGTTTGGGCGGCCACTGATGCCCATAACAATACAGGGTTGGTCACTTCTACCAGCCACGCATCCGGCTCACCACAATACCTCTCTTTCATCCAAGCTAATACCACAGGTGGCGGCAATGGACAGAATCTAACACTAGATGGGGACTCACCTATTGCACAAGATGGAATTGGTTTTACAGGCATCTTAGCTTCTCGCGTCAATATTGGACATTGGACGGGAGTGGGGGCAGCATATCACCAAGGCGCTATTGGCGAAATCATTATGTATAACCGCGCTGTTTCAGGTAGTGAAGAAGCGGCTATCAACGCATATCTAAAATCAAAGTTCGGACTATAAAAAGGAACATATATGACACTCGTAAAACCCTCAACTATTACCAGTCAATCAGGCGCTTACCAATACAAAGGGCAACTAACTTCGCCCTCTTTGAATTATATTGATAACCAGTTCCCTAACCTGATTGATAACACGGGTGGAACTATGCAAGGCATTCTAACGATTGCCAATGGCGCCGCTATCAACGTTTTATCAGGTGGTACCGTTACAGTACAGAGTGGTGGCGACATCAATATGCTGACGGGCTCTCTTCTATTAGCCGATACGGTTATTATCACTACTTCTTTGGATGTAGATGGAACTTTCAATACTGATGGAGTAGCTACCTTTGGAGATAAAATCTCTTTTCATAATAATGTTTCTAATCCAACTATTACTCAAAATGCTCTAACAGCTTCGGCAGGCGGACAGGCAATGTCTATCACAGCCCAAAGCGCCCATACTTCGGGACAAGGTGGATCAATAGTCCTTGCAGGTGGTTCAGGAGCTGGCTCTAATATGAATGGTGGTAGCATCCAACTGATTGGAGGAGCGGGTACCGGCGGATCAGGTGTAGATGGCGTTATCATTTTGGGTCAAGCCAGCCAAACATTACTCACTTTGGGTAATGTCGGAATGCAAGTGGGACAAAACAGCGTTACCATCAGTGCGGGTGCTAACCACTTAACCATCGCCCAAGAGTCAGTTCCAATGATCAAACTAACCAGCGGCTCATTGAGCGGCGATGCCACCGTTACATTCCAAACAGGATTTGGACCCGCCATTTTTATGTTGGCTACTGCTGGTATCGCCTTCAATGGACACGTAGTTCATATCAAATGCGGTAGCTTTGAAGCTTTTCAGGGAAGCCCTATTTCCAATACCAGCAACGTCAATTTCTGGGTTGTAATCAACGACGATGATACCTGTACGCTAATCGGAGCCTAATGCCATCACCTTCCGCCGTTTGTAAAGTCAATAGCACCATACTCCCTATTACAGGGACGACTGGTATCAATGTTGCTGCGGGCAGCACTATTAGTGTGTCTCTTCAGAACACATCAGGAGTGCAGTCTTGGCAAGTTGATTGTACTGAGTCAGACGGCTTCAATATCAACTCCGCTTTTGCTACCATCGAAGCAACCAAGTTCCAAGCCCTTCCGCCATTAGGCCCCATTACTTTCGTAATGCCAGCCTTTATGGTTTTGGAAAGTGTTAATGTAGGCGCTTCTATGCAATTTACCTCCGTGGTAAATGCTGGAATGGCAAATGAAGATCGAATTACCTTTGGTGTCTTCGTCATTGGTGATACCGGACATCGTTTAGTCTTCGGTGGAGAAAATAGGGAAAGCAATATCACCTTTGGTGTTGCCTCAGACATTAATCCGGCTTTGGCCCAAGGAACAGGCGCAGCCTTCGTTACTCTTGTAGGAGATGTGACAGGTCCCAGCTCGGCTAATACCATTGTCAAGATAGCTGCACAAGGCGGCAATGGTGATGGCTATGTGCATATCGATAATGCCGGAGTGTTAACTTGGGCCCAGTTCCCAACTTCTTTACCGCCATCCGGTAGTGCTGGTGGAGATTTATCTGGTACCTATCCGAACCCAACAGTCGCCAAGATCAATGGAACCGCTGTCAATGCTTCTCCCTCTAACCAATCTGTTCTGATTGCCGCCTCTCCCACTACTTCTAATTGGACTACCATTACTAACTCCAATGTCAATGCGGCGGCTGGCATTGTTTATACCAAACTCAATCTCTCCAATAGCATTGTCAATGCGGACATCAACTCTTCCGCAGCCATAGCTTATAGCAAGCTCAATCTAACAGGAGACATTGTCAATGCAGATATTGCTTCGGCTGCCGCCATTGCTTATAGCAAGTTAGCTCTGACTAACTCCATTGTCAATGCCGACATCAACTCCTCTGCCGCTATCGCTTACAGCAAACTGAACTTGACGGGTGATATCGTCAATGCAGATATTGCTTCAGGTGCCGCGATTGCTTACAGCAAGCTCAATCTAACAGGAGACATTGTCGATGCTGACATTGCAACGGGCGCCAACATCGTGGTCTCTAAATTGCTTCCTGGCACTAATGGTCAGGTTCTCTTTTCCAATGGTGCAGCTACTTGGACCACCATTAGCGGAGACGTTACCACCAGCCCAACAGGTGTCACTGCCTTGGGCAAGATTGCTTCTCTGGCAGGCAATGGAGATGGTTATGTAGCAGTTAGCAATACTGGTGTGGTGTCCTTTTCCACTGGACCTACTACCTTACCACCAGGTGGACCCGCAGGCGGAGACCTTTCAGGAACTTATCCTAACCCAACAGTAGCCAAAGTCAATGGAGTTTCGGTCAGCTCAGGACCAGCCAATCAGACTGTTTTGATTGCTACTTCACCGACCACTTCCAGTTGGAACAGCATCACCGATGCTAATATCTCATCTTCTGCCGCTATTAACGTAGCCAAATTAGCTTCAGGCACTGCGGGACAAGTCTTACTCAATAACGCTACCCCAACTCCTACTTGGACTACGCTATCACAAGACGTCACTGTTGATAAATCTGGCGTCACCACTGTCAATAGTATCTCTGGCGCCTCTCCAATAGTGATTAATCCCTCTACTTTACAATTTGCTTCTTCTACTGCCGCACCAACATTCAAGCAGATTATTCAAGGTTCTGATGCTGCCACTCACCCACTAACAATCCAAGCCCAGAACGCCTTTGCCACAGCTTCTACCAATATCACTGGTGGTGATTTGGACCTGAAAGCTGGCACTGGTGCCAACACCACCGGCATTGGTGGAAATGTATTCATTTCTGGTGGTATTGGGGCCGCCACTGATGGGTATGTTGCTATACAATCTGGTGGTATTACCATCGTAGAAGTCAAGGACACTGGACTGATCGTTCCTGCCTTTGTTACAGGTGGAGTTGTCCATAATGCCAATGGTGGTCTGTTCAGCTCTTCGCTGATTGTCAATGGCGACATTACCAACGCAACGATTATTACTGATAAAATCTCACCAGGAACAGCGGGTCAAATACTACAATCCAACGCAACACCAAATGCGGTATGGGTAAGCGTCACTGGAGATGTTCTCATCTCATCTGCTGGCGCAACATCAGTTGTTGCTGTCTCTGGTGCTTCCCCAATACCTATTACACCAGCGGTTTTGGCGTGGGCAGCTTCCACTTCGGCTCCAACACTCAAACAGTCAGACAACATAATCAATGCTTCCAATGGACAGCCTCTTACCATCCAGGCGGCTAACTCTACTGGCGGCGCTTTGCTGGGCGGAAACTTGGTGCTTACCTCTGGAACTGGTACGACCAACGATGGCTATGTCATCTTGCAACATGGAGGAACAGCTACCTTATGGGTAGGGGA